TATTTAGCCATGTAATTGTAGTACCTTTGGTCTTACAACTGGCTACGTCTGTAGATTCTTGGCTTTGAATTTTACACGCAAAGCCAACGCGTTTTTGATTTTGATTAAACATAGCCACTATTATAAATAGATTTAACTACTAAATCAAGTTTATCTTTCTAAACCTGTTTCTAGACGTTCTGATACTAGGCGTGCATAACCAGCAATATCAACCCAGCTATCTGCGTAGTCAGGGTTTCCGTTAAGAATTCGGGCCAGCTTATGCACTATCATCTCCAGGCTCTCCTTTTGATCTGGCAGCATCCCTCCCCATGAGGGGGCTTGGCGCATAACCTCTTTAAAGGTCTGCGTAAGTTGTCCAATACCTGAGAACTTGCCGTAATTTTTTGCACGTTCATCTAAGACTGCTAAGGTAGAGTCTGGTGGCGGGGTGTTTAGGTCTATTGCCAGCCGATTCCAGTCGTAGTCTATTCCTTCTGGAAACGGCCACGGTTTAGGGTCATACATTGTTGTAAAAGATAGGCTATCTTCTGTATGCTCTGTTTTATGCGCTGGATGATCTGGCCAGAGGGCTTTTAGCTCTTCAGGAGTTATTGCTGGTATTGTTGTATTTGTTATCATGTTATTATAAAGATTAGTATAGTACTTACCTTAAATACTATAGTAATCTCTCCTAAAAGAGACTACCGTATATGCTTTCTGCAAAAAGACTTATTATACTACATTCAGTCTGTCCTGCGTGGCTGTGCAGAGCCGTGCTTCGATGATGAATTGTAGACAGTTATGATTAATTTAAATAAACGCGGACAACGCCAAATTCCGCGCAATAAGTAATTATACTTGAATTCTCTAGCCAGGTCAAGTGTGTTTTTCCTTAGCCCTAAGGAGCGCAGGGAGTTTTTTCTTTGCTTTTATCTGAGATAATAAATCTTGATTAATACCCTGAAGGGGGCTTATTACTCCTTGAGACTTCTGATGTTTCTCATAAATAGGCAATAACTTATCCAAGATTAATAACTCTAACTCTTTGACATAGGTATAAGAAGAACTCATTGGTAGACCTTTATTTTGCCCTATTATACCAGTTATGGCATTTCATGTCAACAACTAAAATTTTTTTGGTACTATATTTTAGTGAAAACAAAGCCCTGTAAGGGCAAACCTTACAGGGCTGAGAGGAATTAGTTCCAGCGGCGACGCAATACTATAAGTGGCAACACGGCTATCTTTTTTATTCCTTGACTCGTAACGCCTCAAACTAGGTTGAAAGGGTAAGACCCTAGCGGGTTGTGTTAGAGTTTCGCTTGAATTTCACAAGCTCATCAGAAGGATAGGTTATGGGGTTAGTTGTTCGCTAACTTAGGAATTCCAATCATCAGGGTCTAGAGAAACCCCTACATATCACCCGTACTCTCCCATATATTAGCACTCTGGTAGATACTTGAAATCTACACGACACCCCATATTAAAGGGCTTCTCTGCCTCTTGAATTACAGAATGCTAATATATGGCGATCGCCCCTAAACGATCAGCATATAGTCTTGCTACTATTGGACGACAGTCCGCAAGCTTAGAAATCCATATGCGAAGTCCGCTATCACTCGCATATTTTTAATGACGGAGGTTACATCCGCCTCGACCGAAGTGTGCTGCTAACCACTAGGGAATATGGCAACAAGCATGGCGGGACTAAATTAGTAATGGCGAGTCTATGTTTTTATTACTTAACAACCATGTTATCTGTAGCGGTTAGTTGATCTCTAACCTTTGCCCACGCTTCTCACCTGACTACAAATTAAAGGAATTGAACCTTCAAGGACGGATATTTTGAGTACCCATTTTTAACATTAACTCTCTACCATTATTTAGTGCTATCATGCCGATTTGCCAACAAAGGTGCTTCCTCTGGCAAGCGACTAGCAGTTATATTAGGACCTGTTCCTCGCACAGTTAGGCCCGCATAGTCATAGCGTCCTATGACGATTCCTTGATAACACTAAATAATAGGAACTAGGTCAAGGCGACAGCCTAGTTCAGTCAGTTGTTACGCCACCACTAGAAAGTTCCAGCAACGAATCTACCGGTTTCTAGTTGGTCTGATCTTCTTCCCATCCCTGAGAAATTTGGTACTCGATACCGGAATCGAACCGGTCTTACCAACGTGAAAGGCTGGTGTCCTAACCGATAGACGAATCGAGCAAAGGTTACGGTGGGCTGCAGATAGTGATTTCGCCTGCATTTAAGTTTCTTACTCCCTGTCATGAGCGGGGAACACATAACACCCATAAAGAAAAGTTCAGCAAGCTATTAACAATGTCGTAGCATTAGCGCGTTCGATGCTCGGCCGAGCACTACTAGCCGTGGATGATCTACGCACAGTTGTTAATCAGGCCAGCCTAGAACTGTCTGAACTTTTGTTTATATGTGCTTGGGGCTGTGGCTCGGATAAGTTATTCGCCACAATTAAGGAAGCGCGCCGTGAATTGCGTCCGCTTTCCACCCTTATAAATATCAATTATACAGTAAAACACTATATAATTCAAGTAAAAAATTAAACAGTCGTTGCCACTATGACTTAACTTCGCAGATGTAGGCCTATACAATGCCTGAGTAGTGGTCGAAGGTGTCGTTGACAAACGCTAAATTGAACCCCTGTTCTTATTGGCTTCCCGACTGTTTATAAATAAATTATAACTGATTGGGCAGTAAAAGTCAAATATAAAATTTTGATCCTTTAAAAGTAAAAGCCCGAAGCCTCAAGAGCTTCATAAGCAGTATCCTCTGGGCTAACACCTGCATCAAAATTATCCCAGTAAGAGTAGTCAGGAATATCATTTACGCCAAGCCCACACATACGTTCAACGTGTAGATTAACTATTGTTAACCAGGTATCAAAATTTTCGTATTTCATTTTATGAGTTCTTTCACAAAAAATTTTTAAGCTATGGGAGTATCGGAATGAATTTCACCAAGCAGATCTCCTAAAATCTCATTGATAAGGCTGAAATCTCCGTAGAAAAAAGCCGCTTCAATTTCGGTCATGTTCGTTCTCCTTCTAAAGATATATTTTACAAAATTTTAGAAAAAGTTTCAAATTTAAATTTATATGCTTAACTCAGTAGACCAAGGATAGGAGTGTGTAAAAATTGACTTGATTTTATGAGCTAAAACACGTATAATGTTTCTTCAACTATCGTTATTTTATTATTAATATGGATATAGCAACAGCTTTAATTAACGGAACTATGGAGACTGACGCCAGTGGTAATCAAATTATCCGGCCACCTACGGCTCTAGCTACTAGAGCAGCATCTCATATTAAGAGTCTGGAAGATCAACACCAAGTACACTTGCAAGCACTAATGCAGCTTCAGCAAAGAGAAGCTGCCTTGCTACAAGAGGTAGAGGTATATAGACAGACAATCAAGGAACAGGATGCACAATTACAAAATTTACGCAAAGATAAACAGTCAACTAGCTCAGTGGGAAGTACTGGCTAATTCATACGTAGAAGCAATTGAATTAGTTAAAGTAGATACACAACTAGAGTCGGCTATCTTATGTTTATTAGAGGAGAATGCTAGATGAATATCATAAAAGCAGCAATACTTTCTACAACTTTAATTATACCCCTACTTATCGTTGAAAAAGTTTATGAATTTAGAACTAATAGGTTAATGGAGCAAAATGGTGATGCAATCATTAAGTTTAAATCAATTAGTGAGATGGACAGAGAATTAAGATGCATGGCTCGTAATGTTTATTACGAAGCTGGAAGTGAACCAGTTGAGGGTAAAATCGCGGTTGCCCAGGTAACTTTAAATCGTGCAAAAGATGGCAGGTTTGGCGCAGGTATTTGTGGCGTGGTCAATGCTAAGAATGTAGTCTATGAAAAAGTAATATGTCAGTTTTCCTGGCTATGCGATGGCAGCGAAGGTAGATTTAAAGTAAATAAGAAAGTCTGGGAAGAAAGCGAAGCAGCAGCTAAAAAGGTATTACTAGAAGGCTTCACCCTTCCTAGTCTGAAGAACGCCCTATACTTTCACGCAGATTATGTACACCCACAATGGAAAGGTCTAGAAGAAGTATCTAAGATAGGCCGCCACATTTTTTATAAAACAAAACAGGAAAAAGTAAAATGATTGACGAAATAGAGAAATTTACCATTAAAGATACAATAAGTAAATTTAATCCCATGTCTTGGGTACAAGAACACGTTGCTAATATTAGTGCTACTAGCCTGCATCTTATATCCGTAGTGCTACTACACTCTTCAACTTTACCAACCTTACTAACACTTATGTTTGGTTTAAGTGATAAGACCCCTATCTTAGATATGGTATTATTAATATGGGCAGCCCTATTTGCAATGTTTGCTCAGGCCCTAATTCAAAAGAACCAACTAATAGTAATGGTTATTACTGTTGGTTTTATGATTCAATCAGTTATCATGGCTTTAATTTTCTTTAGGTAATACTATGAGCAACGAGCAAGATAAGTTTAATCATAGCAAAAGGCTTTTAAAAGAAGAAGCAGCTATTGCCAAACAATTAAAGATTGCTAAAGAATTTGGTATAGACCACTACCTATCTCAACCACATAGACTGGCTAAACACCATGCCTTAGATTGCGGGAACTCTAAATGTTTGATGTGCTCTAGAGAGAAAATTTTTAAAGAACGCACCATTCAAGAGCGTAAGATTACTCAGCGTGAACATTACTCACTTGACTTAGACCCTGAAGAATAGTATAATTAATGATTAATTAGGAACTAATTTATGATATTTGCAGACTTGGTTATTACAAACCCGTGGAAAAAAGCAGGAGCTTTTAGAGAATATTTTCATTATGTGAAGATTTTTCCTAATGGCTATACATTTAATTTAGAATTATTTAAGTATAGTTATATTATATTTGGAATTGAATTTGCTTGGAATACAAGACTGTTTGCCGGACCAAAACTACAACTAAGTTTATTAGGTTTTAGTATTAAAATTCAAATAATGAGTAACAAAAGAGATTAAAATGAAAGTTAATTTAGAACACGACCTCTATGCTTCTCCCTACATGATGGAGAAAGTGCAGAGTAATGAGCTTTATGCACAGCATCTTTATGCCTCCCTATGCAATATTGTATGGCTTAAGGGGGATGAGGAGTGGCACTGTAGCTGGCGTCATTCAGGTAGTGTAGTATCCACTATGCGTGGAGAGGGCGACTACATGAGCTGGTACTGCTCAGGTATTTGGGGTGATTTTGATGATCCTCCACCTACTTGGAAAACAGTCCCAGAGGGTAAGGTTACAGAAGAAGTAGCAGAAGATTTAAAAACCTTAGGATGGTCTTGGAGACACTGGGAAAAACATGAATAGTTTATTAGAAAAACAACAACGAGACTACTTAAAAGAGCTAGAAGTATTAGTAAGTCCAGCAACAGTTGAGAGATTCAAGTACTGGCCTACTGAAACTAAGCTATATATGTACTTACACCATATTCAGATTGAAACTATGAATAAGTACATGGAATTACTATCAAAACACGTATCTAAGTCATAAATGCCCATTATATACAAATATATTATAGTAGCAGTTTTGTTACTATTTTTTGGTACTCATGTTATATATGGGTATGTTAAATGCGTACAATCAGACTGGGCATTATGCCCAGGAACCTTAGCAGATGAAGACACAGAACAAGACGAGGATTAATAATGTGGATATTATTAGTTATAACTCTTATAGATGGTGGAGCACGTCCATCTAAATTTGAAGAGTTTAAGCACCCCACATTAAGTAGCTGCTTAACTGCACAGGCTAAAGCAGAGCGTGCTAACTCCGGCACATTTGCGTATTGTAGTATTGAGTCTACTAGGAGAACCCGATGAATATGTTTATAAAATATTATATGGATAAGGCAGGAATACACCTAGTAGCTAATGAGTATGATGAACTTATGCTTGTAGCCTTAGAGGACGATAAATTAACTGATCCCACAACTGCCTTAAATAACTTTGCAGAATTTTTAGTCAAACATTGTGCTGAGGTTGCCTTTCATAATGATTATGACCCATATGCAGGTATCTTAAAAGAATTTGGTGTACAAGAAGTAATACAGGAGCCCAATTACGAAAGTAATTGGGTTCGCAAGATAGTTATGGGAAGAATAAAATGAGTTATTCCACAAAAGTTTTGGATCACTATGAGAATCCTAGAAATGTAGGATCATTCCAAAAAGATGATCCAGAAGTTGGCACAGGCATGGTAGGGGCACCTGCTTGTGGTGACGTAATGCGATTACAAATACGAGTAGTTGAGGGAATTATAACAGATGCCAAATTTAAAACATATGGATGCGGCTCAGCGATTGCGTCAAGTTCCCTCGTTACCGAGTGGGTTAAAGGTAAAACACTTAGTCAAGCTTTAACTATTAATAATTCTCATATTGCTGAAGAGCTTGCCCTGCCTCCAGTTAAAATACATTGTTCAATCTTAGCAGAAGATGCTATAAAGGCGGCCATAAATGATTACAGTAACCGATGCTGCAAAGTCTAAAATATTAGACATATTAATTGAAGAAGATAATCCAAGCATATGCCTTAGAACTTTTGTTCAAGGTGGCGGATGTTCAGGATTCAATTACGGATTTACATTAGACGAGGTAACAAATGAAGATGATTTTGAAATACCCTTAGACAACTTTCGTCTACTAATAGATGCGATTAGTATGCAATATTTAACAGGTGCTACTATAGACTATAAAGGTTCTTTTATGTCTAAAGAATTCGTTATAAGTAATCCTAATGCTAAACATAGCTGTGGATGTGGTAATAGTTTTTCAGTATAAATAATATGACAAATAATCAAAAAATTATTAAAATGCGCGAAATGATGATCTTAATTGATAGTTCTATTCAACTTGCGGATAATCATGCAGAACTACTTCTATTAGCGTCTGCTATGTTACAACGATCAACAGATATTTTTGACGGTATTCTAACTAAACCAGGTCGAAAAATATTATATGAGGACGTATTACAATGCAAATTTTAGATGTTATTCAAAAGCAATGTCAACTTAAAGAAGATTTAGGTGATTACAACCGATTAGTATTCACGCATCTTTATGCAGCGATTAATGATATTGATATGCATCATGCTGCAACAACTTATGACCTAGGAATGGCTCAAGCTACTCGTGAGATAATTCTTAAAGAGATTAGAAAATACTTTGAAACATGAAAGATAGAGATGTCAGGATTTAATTCCAAAAGGCTAATGGCCTTGAAACGATTTGATGAATTATATGAGTTTGAAAAACCTCGTGATTGGAAACCCGTACAGATATACTTATTAGTTATCTGTATATCCTTTCTAGCAGTGGCGGTATTAATCCTATGAAGGTAGCATCCTATAAAGTACTAATCGCCGGCCTCCAGTATGATGTAGTCTATAAGCCAGGTGAAGAAATGCAGGGAAACTTAGGTCTTGCTAACTTTAACTTGCAGGAGATTTCAATTAATGCGAATGCCACAACGCAAACTCAACAAGTTGCAGTATTGCATGAAGTCTTACATATTATAAGTGATAGCTATAACCTAAAAATGAGTGAAGAGCAGGTTAAGTTTCTTACTCATGGAATACTTGCATTTAAGCATGATAACCCTGGTAATACTATACTGTGAAACACTGGAAATATGTTCTCGAAGAGGATGGTGGCGGTATTGGATACTCAGTTATCTCAGAAGCCGAAATCTTAAAACAATTCTTCTCTGAATGGAGTCAGCAGATGGAAGAAATGGGGCGAGAAGACGAAATAAACGAACAAAATTGTATAGAAGAATGGCTTACCTATTACTCAGCCTGGCAATAATTTACTTGAAATTTAGATAAAGAATCACTATAATGAATAATGAAAAGACAGTACGCCATTCCTATTTTTCAGGATGGGCAATGCTATTTTATGTGGGGGGCATCGTTATTGCCCAAGGATTTTGGAGCGTATTTTTTGCAGTAATATTTCCTCCTTACGGCTACTATCTCCTAGCAGAACAACTAATTAAACACCTACTACCATGAAAATCTCAGTTTGCAGCGACCTACACCTAGAAGTTAAAGGACTAGTATTAGAGAATGTGGATTCAGCCACAGTATTAGTCCTGGCGGGTGATATTTGCGTTGCTGCGGCCTTACTAGATAGAAGTGATTTTCCGGCAATAACAGTTGCTCAGGAAAGGTCTATGAGATTTCACCTGTTCTTCCAAGATTGTTGCCGGAAGTGGCCTCATGTAATCTACATCATGGGTAATCATGAGCATTATCACGGTGACTATGCCAACACCATCAATCACCTAAAGTCAAAGTTAAGCTATTTACCAAACCTATTTATCCTAGAGCAGGAGATTGCTGTAATCGAGGAAGTTACCTTTGTTTGCGGTACTCTTTGGACTGATATGAATGCCGGTTCGTCCTCAACCCTACAGGTAACAGGAGGCATGATGAATGACTTTCATTGCGTCTTAAACTCCTTAAAGCCGCATCATCAGGGACGTCCCCCAAGGTTTACTCCCTTAGACTCAGTACTTGCACACCAAGATACCTTAAAGTATTTTGAATTTGTATTAGAGGGTCGTTGGTATGATAAGTTTGTAGTAGTTGGGCATCATGCGCCTAGCCGATTAAGCACTCATCCAAGGTTTGCTCGGGAGAAGGACATGAATGGTGCTTTCTCCTCAAAGCTGGACTGGTTTATAAAAGATCATCCGCAAATTAAACTATGGATTCATGGTCATACTCATGATCCTTGGGACTACCAGGTAGAGGGTACCAGAGTTGTGTGCAATCCGCGTGGATACGCGGGACACGAGCCTAGTGCTGTTGGCTACCAACCGAAAACTGTAGAGGTTTAGGGTCAAGGGGCAGTTTAGGTCAAAAATATTGACTTGAACTGCCCCTTTTTTCGTGTTATAATTAATCTTTTAGGAAAATCAAATGAAACTCACATATAATGAAAATAAAGCTACTTATACTCTAAAAGGTTTGTCAGATACAGACCTGCAAGTTATTTCTACTCTTATGGCGAATGTTCGTCTAGGTGGAACTCACCCAGGTACTGAGAGTTGTTATCGTATTGGTGAGTTCTTGGAAACTAAGGGATGGGATTTATCTGATATGGAATTGAATGTCTATAAAGAAGATGAATATAGTTATGGAATGGAGTTTGTATGAGCGAATATTGTCCTGATAAATGGTTAGTTATTAAACTTAACTACGAAACTGGCAGTCATTACAGAGTATTTGGCTCTTGGTATGGTGGTTATCTAGGTTCTGACTCTTGGAGAATGAACAGTGGTATTACCTCTGTTACCCAAGATGACAACTGCTACTACTTTAGTGGTACTAGCGGCTCTACTTACACTTGTCATAAAAGTAGTTATGGGGCTAGTGGTTATGGTACTAGGGTTCTTGAGGGTATGATTGATGCACAGAAAGCTCAGGGTATTGATATTGACATCCTAGCCGATAGCACTAACTTCTTAAACTTAGAGTATAAAGATACCTATGCAAAATGATTTAGTATATCGATTACGTTATCGTGCTGAAATCAGACGCCAAATTCTCACTAGAAAAAGTGTGCAGGAGGGAGCGCCTGATCGTATTGCAGACTTACTAGAAGAAGCCGCAAACGCGATTGAAAATTTGGAAAATCAAATATACAATTTAGCTATGGAGAATAAAAATGAAAGTAGTAATTAACACCTGTTTTGGCGGTTTTGGCCTGTCTGATGCTGCAATCGAGCGATTTTGTGAGCTAGATGGGTGCAGCTCAGTCAACTTCTGGGCAGGAAATCTAGATCGTGACGACCCTAACCTAGTACGAGTAGTACAGGAACTAGGTGAAAAGGCTGATAATACTTACTCACAGCTTAAAATTGTAGAAGTTCCCAAAGGTGTTAAGTGGCACATCTGTGAATATGACGGTCTAGAGCACGTTGCGGAAGATCATCGCACTTGGGAATAATATGCGAGATTATATGAAGTTTTTAGAAGAATTTATAAAAGGCCCACGATCTGCTAGTATATACATAGGTGGAATAGATAATGACTATTTAGTGTTACTTTTCCACGAAAATACTTGGATTGAAACCCGTAGTTTAGTTGGACAAACTATGAAATACGCGCAAACTTGTGCCGAGAATTGGGTAGAAGGAGTTATACCATGAGAGTTAAAATCGGAAATTACCCCGACTGGACGGGGCCGTACCAGATTGCTGAAAAGCTACTTTTCTGGTTGGATAAAGACAAGGACGAGCGTGTTCATAAATTTGGCACTTGGCTTGCAGGAGGCAAAGATAAAGACAGCCTCTTAATGCGGGCGTGCACTTGGATTCACTCCAAGCAGAAGCGCCAAGTAGTAGTTAAGCTGGACAAGTGGGATACCTGGAATATGGATGCTACCTTAGCCCATATCGTTCTTCCTATGCTTCGTCAACTTAAAGCTGCTCAGCACGGAGCAGGTTTTGTTGATGACCAAGACGTTCCCGAGGGTATTGGCTTGCAGAGTACAGAAGCAGACCCAAAAGAAAATGAGTATGATACTGACTCCAATCACTTCCAACGCTGGGAGTGGGTACTAGACGAAATGATTTTTGCCTTTGAGTGCAAACTAGATGACTCATGGGAAGACCAGTTCCGCGAAGGCGAGATTGACTGGGATTCGGTTCCTTGTGCATGGGATTTACTGGGCAAGCCTACCATGTACGAAATGAAAGATGGCCCTAATCACACATACAAGTGTGATTACGACGGCATGAAAGTAGTGCAAGCGCGTATCACTAATGGTTTCCGTTTATTTGGTAAGTACTACCAGAACCTGTGGGATTAATATGAATATTTACATTGCGGTACTCTTTGTATGTTTGGGAGACGTTTGTAACTTTATGCAGGGTAGTCTTGCTCATAAAACAGAACTGCAATGCAGAATGTCCCTTGAACAACAAAAAAGACAATTAAAAGAAATAGCAGTAGCTGCAAACCAGGGTGAGATAACTATCTTAGAAGGTATGTGCGTTACTGTAACACTTAAACCCTTAGGAAGCCCTGTATGAGCTTAGATGTAACTTTAACTAAGATAATGCCCACAGAGGTTTATGGCAGCAATATTACCCATAATTTAGGTAAAATGGCTTTAGAAGTGCACTTAGAGTGCGGATTAACCTTGTATGACGTAATGTGGCGTCCAGAGGAGCACAATCTCCTACACGCTAAAGACATTGCAGAGTTACTAGACGAGGCGTGGAATAGGCTATTAGCAGATCCGCACCACTACTGGCAGTTTAATCCCAAAAATGGTTGGGGCAATTACGATGGTTTATGCAACTTTGTGTACAAGTATAGAAACGCCTGCTGGGATAATCCAGATGCAGAAATATCGGTGTGCAGATGAACGAACTAATTAAAGCCGATGTCAATCATATTTTAGGCAAACTTTTTTTTCAAGATCATGCGCTAATAGAAGTTTGGTGGCACACAGCAAATAAACATTTTGAATTTAATACTCCTAACTTTATTTTTCAAGAAGATGCTGATGGTAGACAAAGAGTATATGACTATGTGCAAAAATGTTTTTTAGGACAATGAAAACATGACTTTCTTTTGGGGATTCCTGCTAGGATACATTGTAGGTGTATTATATATGTGTTACCGATCAAACGAAGACTCTAGGAGATATATAGAATGAACGATACCATAGTATCCGATGTTTCCTTGACAAGGACCGTTGAGGTGCTGAATCATCACGGAGAGATGCAGACATTACAAATACCCACTGAACGTGCCCTGACAGTTTATGTGGATAAAAAAGAAATTGTCACGCTGATGACACTGGGAGCCTATCCTGAATGGTTGGTGTTGGGATACTTGCTCAATCAACGACTGATTGATTCTGCAGCAGAAATAGATTCAATAACGGTAGATTGGGAAGTCGGGGCGGCTGCGGCAAAGACCCATAATGGAATTTTTAATTTCAAGAAGAAAACAGCCAAACGCACAGTCACCACTGGTTGTGGGCAAGGTAGTATGTTTGGAGAGTTGATGCACAATATCAGTGATATACAACTTCCGCCGTCGGCCATCACGCAAACTCAGTTGTATGCTATTGTAAATACCATACGCACAAATGACAGCATTTATAAAACTGCTGGGTCTGTACATGGTTGTGCATTGTTTCAAGGTGAAAACATGCTGGTGTTTATTGAAGATGTAGGGCGACACAATGCATTAGATGCCATTGCCGGATGGTTGGCATTACAACCCCGAGACAGCATACCAGTAAATGACCGAGTATTTTACACAACTGGAAGACTGACCAGCGAGATGATTATTAAGTCTGCACAGATGGGGGTGCCTATCGTTATATCTCGCAGTGGTATTACTGAAATGGGTTATGAAATTGCAAAAAAATTAAACCTATGCGCTATAGGCCGAGCAACCAATAGACGCTTTTTTTGTTTTACTGCACCCGAGCGGTTGGTGTACGGAGTTGAAGAATGAACAAATATATCTGTTGTATATTCTTACTGATTTTGATTTCCCCAGCCTGGGCCTACAAAACTGAACGTGTGTGCCACACCACTGAGGCTTCATTGAAAGCACCTGCGAAGAAAACATGCAAAACATTATTGGTCATGACAGAAGCACAGAAAAAAGCAGTTGAAGCAGAAAAAGCCCGACGAGAAACAAAACCTGCAAAAAAAGAACAACCCAAACATTAAGGAGATATGGAATGAATATAACTATGCATACAGTTATGTACTCTGAGCGGTGGGACGCCCACTACAGCCCCCTACGTAATAGCTGGTTAGATGATCGTTGCGATGACCCCGAGTGTGAATATTGTGTAGATAGACCTGAACGACCATTAGAGGTAAAAGATGAACTATGAGACATTTAGAGACCTAGTAGTCTCAATGAAACAGCGTATTGAAACGCAAGAACAATATATGGACTCTATTCCTCAAGATATTCGTCAAGTAGTATTTGAAAATGAGTACGCAAAAATTGACGGACTAATGATTGACCATTTAAGTAGGTTACTACTTGGTGATCTCTATGAAGATGTTGCCTGGTTTCTTTATGAGAATAACGAAAGATGCAATAAGATTTGGTATGATGATAGAGAGTACATTATTAACTCTACAGAAGACTACCTCTATTACGCTAAACAGGAACTGTTCAAGGAAGTGAGAATGTGTTGGTACCATGAGTAATACAGAAGCAGAACTAATAGAAAAAATCTTTGAACTTGGTGAAGAGATTAAGTATCTTAGAGGTCAAATAACATATTTACAGGAACAACTTTCCTCAGCAGAAGATGAAATCTACTTTGTTAAGGGTTCACTTCAACATGAAATTGATAGCCTTGAAAAACAACTGGGAACAGCAGGATAAATAATGAAAACATTTGATACATTTGATGGAGTAACAGGCATGATGGATTGCATGAAAAAACCACTAGTGGTCCATGCTAAACGGATTGATGAGGAATTCCGTGTTAATACCCTAGAAGGCAACTATAAGCAGGGTAAACCTGGCGACTACTTAATGCGTGGCATTGATGGTGAACTCTACATCTGCGACGGCCCTATTTTTAACAGATCATATAATTGGATGAATGATGAAGCTAACAGTGTACAATTTAAACAAACTTAAAACTATCTGTGAAGATGTTGGTACAGACTACTTTACGCTAACACAGACTGCTGACTGTGGCATTGGCAGTACGCTTACAATGACCTACCATACAGAGGTTGCAGGCTACGAGGCAGAAGTCTCAATTGTAGTGTCAGGTGTGGAGGATTGGTAATGCACAGCCGAATTAATGAACTTGAACCACAATGCTGGGAAGTCAATGAGTTTGGTCTTAACTTCAACTACCAAAAGTTTGCCTATCTAATTGTGTAAGAGTGCGCTGAAATTGCTGACCAAGCAGAACCGTACAAGGCTGCGGATTTGATTAAACAACATTTTGGAGTTTAGATGAAGGTAATCATATCATTAATTGCTGCGTATTTTACAGCATTCATAGTTACTTATGGACACGCCTATCATCAGCTTAGTTCTACAAATGCCGGAGAGAATGTTATTGGAGCATTCATGTCATCACTATTCTGGCCACTATATTGGTCTATACAGGCGTGGAAATAGTTATTAAAGGAATTGAAAAATGAAAAAAATTGAATTAGACGCAGACATTGCAGACCGGATTGCCTTGCTTGTGCTCCAAGAACACCGTGACCTACTACAAGAACAACTAAGAAAATGGCAAAAGAATCCTAAATCGGAGGCAAATCCTCGGGGATATTACCTTCATCCTGAGGATGTAACAGGCAATATGCAACTTGTTGCGGCCTTAGACTTAATTATTGGATACTTTGGTGGCAGAGAATGAAACCTATAGCATACTATACAAGACCTATGATGCTTTCTTATGACTACTTAAATGACTCTTCAAGAGCCTTCTTATCTTTTGTAGATCATCCTGTGCTTGGCAAGATTGATGGTGTGACTACTAGCCCTATTATATCTCCTCCAGACAAACTGGGTTGTTTTGAAACTAAGAATACCTTTTATAAACCTATTGAGTTAAAAAATGAAACAAGAACTAGATGAACTCCTATGTCAGCGATATCCAAAGATGATGGTTAACCGCAATAGTCCCATGCAAGAGACTTGTATGTGCTGGGGTTTTGACTGTGGGGATGGTTGGTTTAATATCCTAAACCAACTCATGGGCAGTATTCAACATCACCTAGACTGGAAGAATAAAAATGATTTGGTTGTCGAACAAGTTACCTTAGACCAAGTCAAAGAGAAGTTTGGCACCTTACGTTTCTACTACTCAGGCGGCGATGATGTTATCGATGGTATGGTACGTTTAGCAGAGTCGATGACCTGCGTTACCTGCGAAGTATGTGGCAGTCCAGGTACACAAAATAGTGGTGGATGGATTACAACCCTATGTGAGAGTCATAGACTATGAACGAGGTTGAACAAGCGGGCCGCCGGGCTCAGGTGTTGCTCTACATGGTGTTGTTTGCTGTATGGTTCAATGTTGCTTGCATTGTGGCTTGGATTTACAAGGAGTGGTTTTTATGAACGAACTAATTAAAAAATGTGCTCAAGAGGCTGGTATCACAACCAACCTAGACACTGACTATTTTGAACGAGATATGAACAAGTGGGTGGACTACTATTCAGAAAAGTTCGCCGAGTTGATTATAGAGGAGTGCGAACTAGCCCTTTGGTCAGAAAGTTGTAGGGTCAGTGACCTAGCCTATGAGGAATACTCTAGTAATTGCAGGAAGATTCAAGAACATTTTAAGGCTAGTAATGCAGCAATTAGAACTTAAACTATTTTGGCCACTTCAAGAGCAGATTCCTCTAGACTTAGACGACTGTTTAATGACTAAGGCGAGTTCTTTTACTTGCGCTCCTTCTACGATTATTAATAGTGCATTCTCCCTCACCTCTAGTAATATTTCAGGTAGCGTTTTCACAATTAACACAGACGAAGTAGTGTTTCATACTAAACGGCCGCAGAATTTATTTAGGCGACTATTTTTCCGTTTGCTAGGACTTAGGGTAGAAAATGTGGATAATTAAAGTAACACACGAGAGTGACTTTCACAAGAATCAGTCATGCTCTATTGAGCATAGGCTTACAGACCTGCACGTAGACGGCTCTAACCTAGACGTACTCACGGAGACTCTTCGCCAGTGCGTTCGTCAAGTTCAGATTAGCATGGAAGATCCAGAACAATGATTAAAAGTGTGTATTGTCGGCACTGCAAACAAAATCACGACGTCAAAGACGTTAAACTAATAGACCAAGTGGGAATCCATGATGGTCTATTTGTTTACTCATTTATTTGTCTTTTTAATAATAAACTTTCAACCAGCACTTTAGGGGTACCCCTTGTAGAGGAACAAGATGAGTGAACAAAGACAACAACGACACGATGAGTTATTACTACTCATCGACCAGGCTATCATGCAATGTGATGACCACAGAGACCTATTAATTCTAGCCTGCGGAATGATCTCTCGCACTAGAGAAATGTTAGACACAGTCTTAGGGCCAGATATAAGAAGATCACTTTTTACTGAGATTACAAATGAAAACAAATAACATAACCGCTAAGGTGGTTCAAGACAGCATTGCTAATAATGTTCGTATCACTACCCTAGAACTAGAGTACCCACGCTTTATTCATGCTGAGGTACTTACTCATCGTCAGTTCTCCAGAAACTCTGCTAGTTCAAGAGCTGTACCCGTTGACGATATGCTGCAGCTAGTTCAGGCAAATCCAGCTGAGCCAGTATTCTGGGGCCGAGCACAATCAGGTATGCAAGCTCGTGAGGAAGTTGATGACTCCCAAGTTGCCATTACCTACTGGAATGCAGCACGCTACTCTGCCCTAGACTACGCCCAAACCCTAAAGGGTTTAAACCTTCACAAGCAGATTGTTAACCGCATTACTGAGCCTTTTCAGATGATTCGTGTAGTCCTAACAGCTACTGAGTGGAGCAACTTCTTCGAGCTCAGAGATCACGCAGACGCTCAACCTGAAATACAAGCCCTGGCTAAGGCAATGGGTAAAGCGTTCCTGTCAAGCAAGCCTATGCAACTACACGCAGGCGACTGGCACGTTCCCTATGTGACTCGCCAACAAGATGAAGCTGGACAAGTTTTCTATGGTGATGACACCGTGTTAGACCGCGCAAGCGCCCGCTTAATCTCCGCTAGTTGCTGTGCTCAGGTGAGCTACCGACTAGCAGACAGGAGCCTAGAAAAAGCTGAACGCATAGCCAAGCGACTTCTACAGGCTCGTCCTTGGCACGCCTCACCATTTGAGCATCAGGCAACTCCTATGCGCTCAGGCTCGTTCTTAGACATCGAACCGGGCGTGACTCATATGGATACCTTAAACCAGCTCTGGTCTGCTAACTTCCGATCATGGATTCAGCATCGCCAACTCTTAGAGCAAGCCGAAATTTCCTGACCCTAAACCGCTAGAGCTTTTAAGAATCAAGAAAAGCAGAACCTGCTCCAACTAAGCCCGTATCCCCTTATCCTGGTCATAGTTACACGAATTTTCACCCTTGCTTAAAATTCTGCTTGACTTCTGGCGAAAAGTGTGATATAATTATTGTATATTAAAAGATATAAGCAATGTGGACCTCAAGCGGGCTAAGAGACGACAAATTGAAAAAATCTTTGATCTTTTTCTCTAATTTGTCAAGTCCTCTTAGTTGCCTGCAATTGAGGGTCCACAACAGACACTAAGTAGGAAAACTTCGTGTTTAAAAAACTAAAATAACCTTGAAAATATGAATTTAACTGAAAATCCCCACCCTGAACCGCCGCGTCAAGGGCATAAGCGAGATCTCCGTGCTTGGCCCTTTGAGGCATTCCAATCAGCTAACCCACTTGTCCTCGGTCAACTAGCTGACCAATTGCGATTAAATTCGCAGAACTCATGGCTACCAGATCAGCTTCTACACCACTTTGGACAGTGGACTTTAGTATGGAAGGACTCCTTAGTGGATTGTAAGGCTACAGCTCGCTTAAACTTAGGGTCAGAGTTCCAAAGAGGTTGCTGGTTTTTAGCCTGCCGTTTACCTCGTTCAAAATTAATACCAAAGCAAACTGCTCAACCACAATTCTCCTCTTTCGTGCCACTTATCCTAGCTGGCATTAAGCGTTATCAAGGAATAGCATATTCTAGTTGGTCTCAGGAGGGGTTAGAGTCGGTAATGCCCAAGGAGTTAGTGGAAGCTGCTGTTACCCCTTGGCCTGCGGTTGACAGGGAGGAGTTGCTCAGATTGCGCCAGGAGGGACTCCTAGTCCGCTCAGGCCCAAAATCAGGTACTCTCCGTGACCCTAAAACATCATGGCAGCTTTATGGTATCAAGGATACTGAGCTAGGGCAATTGCCCAACTATACACAGGTTCAACTGACCCAGATATGGGTCTGTCACCCAGATCAGCGACACCAGGATATGATCTGTGATCCCCTAGACTGGGATAAGCACCCAGAACCCCTAATTAAAACAGAACCAGTAGCCAAGTGGACCGGCCTAACAAAACTACCTTGGGATAACCAGTGAAATACGACGAACCAACAACAAAAAAACTACAACTAGATTACCTGGCAGGAGTCGCAGTATCTGCCCTAGCTGAGGGTCTGGGCGTTCCAGAAAGATCAGTCATAGCTAAGCTCTCCTCTCTGGGCGTGTACAAAAAGAAGGAGTACTTGACCAAGCGTGGTGAAATTCCTGTGAAGAAGGACGAATATATAGAGCGCATCGCTAAGCTACTAGATGTAAATTCAGACATGCTTGAGTCACTGGAGAAGGTAAATAAGTCAGTTTTAGCACTTATAGAGCGACGTTTGACCCTAAACTAGGCCAATTAGCCCCCTATGTCACAATAGGGGGCTTTTTTTCGTCTTTTCCTAAAATATGTCGGAAATTGTGCAGGTTTCCTAAATTATGTCAGATTAAGCCATTTAGGAGTGATTTGGGGGCAACCGGGCCCTGACTGGGGCGGCTTAGGGTCAGAAACTCAGAGGTTTCACTATTCTAAAAATTTAGCACCTCTAGGTTTCCTTAAAATACCGCAAAGAATATACACTTGACAAATTAGCAGAAGCACTGTATAATTTTGGCGCCGAAGCACAGGAATTTCTGGACGTGGTAGAAAAAGGACAACAAAAAGCCCCTACGGTAATTACTCCGTAGGGGCTAGTTGATCGACTAGGGTTGACTACCCAAAGCACTCGTAAGATGAAACTCTAGTCCGCAACCTTGTCAGGGTTCTATGGTTGTAGAGTAAGCAGAGCTTAGCTGTCTTTGTCAATTTTATCGGTTGTCTTTATACTATCCGTGCAGGTTTCCTCTGTGTCCACGGCTTAGTAACAGTTTTTTGTTTGGGATAGTTACTGTCATTGTACTCTCCATGTGGCTCAGGGCACCACACCCCTTGCCTGACCCTAAACCTGAGCGCCTTAGCCAGTGGTTAGCTGGAGTCTGCTTCAAAGTTGCCTAGTCAAGCCTGTAACATAGGCTACTCGACCGCGTATATTTTACGACTCTACGTGTATAAGTCAGTGCGCTAGTAGGAGTCCATACCTACATGGCTGGGAGGAACCCAGATCTTTGTTAGATGATAGCTGTATTTTAAAGACTTCTTTGTCCTCTCAACTCTGTTATTGAGCGTTTCAGGAGTTGACACTATCGCTAGGGTTCCTATCTAATGATGTTACCCCGAACCACTAACTTTTTATGATGGTGTTAGTAACCCCAGGGTTCCTATCTAATGATGTTACCCCCAACCACTACGTTTAGAGGACGCAGGCCTCGCTATAGCTTTGGAAGTGGTCGCTTTACCTTGATAAGCGTACCCGTCATCAGGAGATGACGGGGGTGGATTCGAACCACCTACTAACTGTTCCAGAGTCTATCTTATGAAGTTGGCAACTTCTAATTTATTTTAAATTATCGCCTATTCAAGAATCTATTATACAAGGTTTAGGGTCATGATTCAAGTGAATATTTCTTGACCCTAAACTGCTGAGATTACTGCAAGCCAGCCAGGATTTTAGTCAGGGCGGTCTTGTTAGCCTTGGTCAGGCTGTCTGCCTCTGCTTCAGTAAGCTGGAGGATATTGGCAATCTGGTCAGCAACCAGGTCCTTCTTGATAGGCTTCACACCAGTCTTAGAGACGTAGCTCTTAGCTTGGTACACGCCTTCACGGGACAGCTTAGCCACAACCGAGCGCACCGACTTGCCTAGAGCATCTGCAATAGACTCGACCGATTGGCCCGACTGGTAGTCCGCGACCAGCTTCTCAACTTGGTCTGCGGTGTAGTTTACGATTTTTGCGGTCATTTTGCTTCCTTTGGTTTGTTTGTTTATGAATAAATTATAAGGCATTGGGGCAAGGGAGTCAAATAAGAAATTTTGCGCCTCTTTGACCCTATTGGCCTATCTGCCCCTAAAGATAATATTATAAAGGCATTGGGGTCTCAGAGTCAAATAAGAAATTTTGCGCCTCTTGTACCCGTTTGGCCCCCATCTGCCTGTCTAAGTAATTATTATAAGGCAAAGGACTACCAGGTTCAAGTAAGAAATTATTTACTTGACACGCCCTCGGTCCTTCGGTTATAATTTGGCGCAGCCACTGGCGCGTGCGCACTTTTGCGCTTAACAATACCTTTGCCACTGGCGCGCGGCAGTTTTTGAACTTGAAATTACCTCTGCCACTGGCGCAGCAAACTAGTTTGCTAGCC